CACCAGTTCCGGTAATGACAGGAGCCACGGTGTTGACCGGGGGCTGGCCCACTGCTGCGGTGATGAGGATACCGTTGGAGGTTGCCGTGGCGCTGCCGCCTGTGTTGGTCGCGGTGACGGCGCAAGTGATTGTCGTGCCGACATCCCCCGCCTGCACGACGTAACTGCTGGCAGTCTGTCCCGAGATGTTCGTGCCGTTGGCTTTCCACTGGTAGGCATAGGAAGCGGTCGGATTCGCGTTCCACGCGCCCGTACCGCTCGTCAGGGTCTGGCCGGGAGTGCCTTCGCCAGTAACCACTGGAGCCGTCAGATTGACCGGAGGCTGGATTACGGTGATCGCGTTGGAGGTCGCATCAGCAGAGCCTGCGAGGTTGGTGCCAGTGACCACGCAGGTGATCGCCTTGCCTACATCACCAGCAACAGTCGTGTAGGTCTGCGAAGTTGCTCCGGGGATGCCGGCTCCATTGGCCCGCCACTGATAAGTGAGGGTTGGGGTAGGAGTCCCCGTCCATGTGCCGTTCGTGGTGGTCAGCAGGGTGCTGACGTTCGGGCCGCCGCTGATGACCGGAGCCACCGTGTTGCCAGGGGGGATGCCGCCAACCAGAATGGAGTTCTGAGAGTTGGCCTGTGCAGTTCCAGCGGGGTTGGTAGCTGTGACGCGACTGGTAATCGTCTTTCCGGCATCACCCGAGAGTGTCGTGTAGGTGTTTGCCGTTTGGCCGGAAATGACCAATCCGTCGGCAAACCATGCGTAGGTATAGGTCGCTGTCGGGGTCGAGGTCCATATCCCATTGTCGGTCGTCAACACCGATCCGACCGTCGTGTTGCCAGTAACAGTCGGTGCCACCGTATTGACCGGAGCGCCAGCAACCGTAAGCGCATTGGACTGTGCGCTTGCGGTGCCGACCGAGTTTGTCGCTATTTCAAGACACCTGATGGTCTGATTGGCGTAAGCCAACTCGACCACGTAGGTTGTCCCGGTTGCTCCGGGGATGTTGACCCCATTGGCGCGCCACTGGCGGGTGATGGTTGGGGTGGGAGTTCCCGTCCACGTGCCGGGGGTACAGGTGAGCGTCTGCCCAACAACAGGCGTGCCCGAGATTGACGGGGCAACTGTGTTGGCAGGGAAGCCAGGCACAGATGAGGCATTGGAAGCGTAGATTACACCATCGGTGGTGACAGCAATGCCCCCGACAAGGGGTGTCCCTGCCGGGGGTGGACCTTGGAGGACGTAGATTGCCCCCTCAGGTGTGCGAGCGCCTGGAAGCACGGTTAGCTGTCAGCTTTGACGTTGGCCCAGAAGAAGTCGTTGGCGACGACCCCACCTTTGACGTTGCACTCGAACGTGCCTGCGCCGGCTGTTGCCGCGCCTGCCGCGACGGTGCAAGTGCCACCTTCAGCGATGGTGCCTGCTGCACGAACCCACTGAGCGCCTTCGGCTGCCGTGCCGAGTGCGTCATTGTCGTTGGTGGGAACCTGCCAGTCGGGTTGCGGGGCAGCGTTCGGGGTGGCCGAAATGTTGCCCTGTGCCAGCACGTTGGTCTTGTAGGCCGATGCTGACGTATAGCCGATGTAGTTGGTTGCCGCTGCGAAGCGGGTTTCCGTGGGTGCCTCGACATAGGCACCGATGGGGTCTTGGATGACCCGTGAGGTCCAAGGGTTGTACGGGGTGTCCTTGTCGGGACGGCCCGCCGCGTTGGCGATGTTTGCGCCTGCTACTGCCATGACGTTCTCCTTTCAAGAGAAAGATGGTTCCCGCCGCCCGCAGACACGACCCCGAAGGAAAGTGAAGCGGCGGGAACCAAACCTTGTTAGTCGTTCATCCGGCCTTGGAACTGCAAGCCCGAGGCGCAGAGGTTGCCGGCCCACGCGAGGATCTGCACAGCGGCGTCCTGGTTGACCGAGTAACGCTGGCCGGGAGACAGCGGCACGAAGTTGCGCTGGCTGTGCGGGCGGAGGAACAGGTACTTGGTGTTCAGCATGAAGCCGGTGCTGGCCGGGCAGAAGCCGCCGATACCGCCGTCGAGGACCACGTCTGCATCCATGAACTTGATCGACACGAAGCCGAGGGTCGCCGACTCGCTGGACGTGAAACGCTGGATCGCCTGGAGGGAGTTCATGTAGAAGCCCCACAAGACCGCGTCAAAGATGACCAGGTCGGGACGGTCGCTGCCGCGAACCAGTTTGGCCCACAGGGTGTTCATGTAGGTCTGGATGTTGGAGGCCGACACGACAGCGCCACCGGTGGTGGTGAAGTCGAAAGCCTGCGAGCGCCAGAAGTTCCACGTGCCACGGTCGATACCGCCGACAGTTCCAGTGGCCGGGTTGATCGGCACCTGTGCGTTCAGGCCGGTGATTTCCTTGCCGCCGTAGCCGGTGCCATCGGAATAGACGCCGGCAGCGATGAGGTTCGCCATGGTCGATTCGGCGACAGTCATGCGGCTTTCGAGCAGGTCGATGATCTGCTCCTTGCCGGCGTTCTGGAGTTGCTCCAGGCCGGAGATGGTGACGGGGCAGGCAGCCTGCTTGATGTCGTACTGGGCTGCCGAGATCACGTCGGATGCGGCGACCGGCAGGGTTTCGTAGCCGCTGTAGTAACCGGCGTTCGCGTTCTCGGCGAAGGACAGTTCTTGCAGGATGACGTTACCGCCGCTGAATGGCTTGACGTTGCCGCGCTGCTTGAGGCGGGCGAGGAGGGCGTTGTTCTTGGTGACGTTGTCGGCGATCTGGCCGGTACGTGACTGGATGGTGGTGGCGATGATGTCGCTGATCGCGCTGTTCGGGAATGCCATGATGTGCTCCTTAAGACGGAAGGGGATTGGTGTCTAGTTTTCCACGATGGGGCTTATCGCCTTCGTGTGGCTCACTCGACTCAGAGCCTTGCGCTTGCGGAGCAGGTGGCAATGGAACTGTCCTGCGGTACGGCACTGGCACATCGTCGTCAGCCGTGGCTGGTGTCACAGACTGGCCGACGATGTGCCGATACAAATTTTCGCTCATACCCGAGTGTTGTTGAACGCTGCCTCGATGGCCCCACGCATGGAACCGTCGCCGGTAAAGTTCTGCAAACCACCGGAAGCGGGAGCGCCCGATACGCTGGAGGCAGCGGCTCTGGCGCGTTGCGCCTGCTGGTGCTGACTGTTTGCGTTGGTCATGGCTGCCTGCCTCGACTGTTGTTCGTTTGCCACTGGACTGAGAGTTACCGCCTTATGGTATGCGTCCTCCAGCGACAATGCAATACCCCGTTTCGCAGCGACCTCGATCAGGTCGCCCATTTCCTCGCGAACATCCTCGAAGAAGGGGAACTGTGGGTTGAGTGCCATCTGCTCCACGGTCTGCGCGGCCTGCTGGACAACCTGCTGCTCGCGCTGCTGGCGCTCCTGGTAGATCGGTGCCAGCGCCTGCTGCAACTGCTGCTGGACAAGCTGATTGACGTAGTTCGGATCGAACCCCTGCGGCGTTGCCGGCTGTTGCCTGCCGTTCATCGCGGCGACGATGGCAGCGTCCAGATCCTCGATGGGGACATCGTAGTCCTGGATCAGCTTCGCCATCATCTGCGCCTTGCTCTGCCTGGTGCCGGTGGCGAGCACGTAGTCGGCCTTGAACAGTTCGTTCATGGCCTGCACGGGAGTCACGCCGGCAGCCTGGATGCGGGCCATGTAGGGGGTGATGACCTCGTTGATCTCGCGCATCTGCTCGCGGAGCGGCGCGGCCTCCTGCAAGACGCGGTTGATCTCGCCCTCGCGCTTGTAGACCTCCTGCCGGATGTGCAGGGGCATGTTCGCCCACTCACCCTTCGCCTCCTTGGTCCATGAGGCCGGCGGGCGATTGACGCGGTGCGCCGCGCGCGCCTGCTCCACGGTCTGCTCGGCGGCGGGCTTGTCTTCTGCCGGCTTCTCCGCAGCGGGCTTGTCGGGGTCCGCCACCGGCTCCTTGCTGGAGGGAGAGGCAGCAAGGTCTGTGGTCTGCTCGGGGGTGGACGCGGGAGGGGGCGCGTCGGGCGTAGCAGAGACAGAGGCCGGGGCGGATTCGGTAACAGCCGGCTCGTTGTGTTCTTCAACGGCGGCTTCGAGAGCTTCGCGGAGGTCAGGCATGAGGATTTTCCTTATTTATAGAGTTGGCGTGCGATGATTTCGCGGATTTGGGTGCGGTCGGGCATCGTGTCCGGTCTGCGGTGCGGCAGGCCGGCGAGGTCTGCCGTGGGGACGACATCGTGCTTCTTGCAATGCTCGCGCATTCCAGCACGACCAGATACCACCGTGCCGTCGATAGGCGACACGAAATCAGGAAGATCGCCATAGACTGCTGTCGACTTTGAGCGCGGGTCATCCGGGATTTCATCGACACCCCGTTCATAGAGTTTGCCATTGATCTGGACCCATGAGCGGCGAGGCATTACTTATCCCCCTCGTTCGCCTTGTGCCTCCCGTGCTTGACCGGCTTGGTGGGCCTGGACTCCGCCTCGAACTTCTTCTCGGCGTCGATGGTCATGCCGAAGGCGACCTTCTTCGCGTGGTACTCCTCGGTCGCGCCGGTCAGGGCGGGATTGGCGAAGGCAGGCTTGGTCAGCTTCTCCTCGCCGGGCAAGACCTCCCACTCGCGCAGACCCGTCGCGGGGTCAAGGAACAGCCGGCGGCCCTGCGGATCGGGCTTCGCGGTGTGGGTAACGTCAATCTTCTCCATCTTCACTCTCCTTTTTCTGTTCAGCCTGCTCATCGGCGATGAGCATCGACTGTTGATGGTTCTCCTGCTGGATCTGCGCGTTGATCTGCGCGTCCTGCGCGGCGACCTGCACCTTGAGGTCGGCCTCCCGCTGCATCTGCTCCATCTTGAGCGCGAACTCCTGCTGCATCTGCTGGAGCTTGAGTGCGTTCTCCTCGCGCTTGAACTGCAACTCCATCTCGGCCTTCTGCTGCTCAAGCTGCATGTCGGCCTGTGCCTTGTGCTGCTCCATCGCCATCTTGGTCTGAGCCTCGGCCTGCTTCATCTGACCTTCCTGCTGCTTCATCGCCATCTCGGCCTGCATCTTCTGCTGCTCGGGATCGGGTTGCGGCGGGGCGTTCTTCTTCTGCTCGATCTCGGCGTTGAACTCCTTGATGTAGCGGTCGAAGATACCCTCGACGTCCTTGCTGACGCGGAAGCCGGCCACACCGAACTTCAACAGTTCGAGCATCAACGGGATCAGTTGCGGCGCGCCCTGGCCGACTGTGCTGGACGACTGGAGGAAGGTGGCGACAGCGTTCATGAACTCGCTGCGCTCGTTCTTCTGCTGCGTGTAGTCGATCATCGCCATCGAGTCGGACTGGACATGGACACGCCACTCCATCTCCTCCTCGTTGCCCTTCAACAGTTGGAGCGCCGGAACAGCCAGCATGGCATCCGGCGTGTTCTCGATGTTGGACATCTTCGCCAGGATGACTGGGTCGAAGTGCTTGACGAGGATCTCCCCCTTCATCTGGAGGATTTCCTGCGCGAACCGGAC